GCTGACTCGTCATCCAGTTGGTGTACCCAGCGTCGGACCACACTTTCGGTCAGCTTCATTTCGCGGCAGACTTGGCTGACGCTGACGCCTTGCTCGCGCACCATGCGCGCCACCTGTAACTTGAACGCTGGATCAAAGGTTCGGCGATTCTTGGTTGTGTCGGTTGTCTTGTCGGTCATCTCTTCATGTTCCTTGTCGGGGGGAAAACACCCGATCAAAGTGTCCATTTAAATTTGACCACAACACAGGCAGTAAACAAGCTCATCGCCTCCATGGAGAGCGCAGGCGAGCTGTCGATCAGAGAGCAGAAGTTCCTGAAGCTGGCTAAAGAGTTTCGCATTTGCAGCGCTTCACTGGATGCCGCCATAAAAACCGGGAATATGCTGGCAGACCAAAATGCTCAACTGGCTGCGGAGAATGTGGCGCTGAAGGACATCAACGCATGGTGCAAAACGGATGCATTCAAAAACATGTACCGGGAGTTTAAAACAGCAGAGGCGCTTGGATGCTCTGATGCGGATTGCATGCATGATGCAATGCTTGTCGCAATTATGCATGCGCCTGCCACCCCCGCCACCGATCGCATCGTAGCCGGGATTAAGGCTGACGGGGTGGAGGAGTTTGCGGCAAAACTTCGAATTCCTGGTGATGACCAGTTTTTTGACGCTTTAGCAAAAGGGATTGCACTTGCTGCTGACGACTTCGCCAAGCAACTGCGCGAGGGGGCCGACAAATGATTACCGGGACTACTAATTATGACGATGTGGCAGAAGTCCGCTGCAATTTGTGCGGCGGTTATTACAAAGCCGACGATCCGAAAAGTCACGAATGTGAGGATGCAGCATGACTGATATCACCGAACTGGCGCAGAGCCTGAAAGCGGCGGCAGAGAAAGCGAGTAACGGCGACTGGGTTAAAGAATCTGGCGACGGCTGGGAAGCGTGTTGTAGCGCAAATGACCAGGCCAACGGCGGATTCATCATCGCGCACTTCGTAGGTCCAGATGCAGCGGAGAACTGCGAGTTCGTCCAGGCCGCTAACCCTGCCAACGTTCTCGCGCTGGTAGAGGCGCTGGAGTATTACAAGTCACGTGAAGAGCGCGTGACAAGTCTGGTGCGCGACAACTCAAAAAGTTGGGATGAGCTGTATCGACAGGTTGAGGCCAAAGGAAAACGAAACGTTGAGCTGGTAGAGGCACTGGAATCAGAGAAACGTATTTGCGCAACGTGGAGAAAAACAGCTGAGTCGACCAGTGAAAAGCTGGAGAAGGCGCAGGCAGCCGAGCGCCGTTGGCATCGGGTGGCGTCCCGGGTACATGAGCAGGCTTGCGAAAGCGACGTGAAAATTGATGAGCTTGAGGCCATCCGCGCAGCAGCCGAAAAGCTTGTTCGCTGCAAAGGTCGCTATCACAGCGAGCAGAACTATCGAGCACTGGCGGCGCTGTTTGGCGTGAACACTCCAGATCTGCCGCCGCTGGAGCATGAAAACGTCCATTATGCCGATGCTGCAGAGATGGAGATTGAAGCACTGCGCCAGCGCATCGCCGAGCTGGAGTCCCGCACAGTGAAGCTCCCTCCAAGGGTTGATAGTTCAAACGTTCCGTTTGCAGGGAATGCCTGGAATTGCTGCCTGGATGAGGTTGAGAAACGCCTCACCGCCGCTGGCATCAAGATGGAGGCTGAGTGATGGCAGAACGTTGGAAAATTTATCTCACTATTGCATTCATCGGCTTGGGAGCTACGCCGATAAGCATGGTAGCGGCAAAGATTGACGTGCCTGTTTGGGCGCTTATTGCCGGGCACTGCGGCGCGACTATAGCAGGATTTATTTGCGCAGAACTTGGAAGGGGAGCCAACCAATGACAAATAACCAGTTAGCAGAAAACAGCGTCATCCAGCTTTTGAACAGTGTCAAACTGGCGCGCGATAACGCAGAACTCGCCGACAATCGAGTTGACCACTCGTTTTATTACGCGCTGACGATTGCTCTGGAAGAGCTACAGGAACGCCGCAAGGCCGCAATGGACAGCGAGCCAGTGTTGTGGGCATGGCATCATCTCGATATGTGGCATGTCACCAGTCACGATGGGCGCGCAAGAGATTTGTGGTTGAGTGGTTTCAAGGTTATTCCGCTCTATCGCCACGCGCAGCCAGTGTTGGTAATTCCTGACGAGATGACAGCAGAGCAGGCATATGAAATAGGATATTACTATGGAGACCCAGTAGACGTGTTTGCGCGTGGGGCTAACTGGATGCGCCAGCATATCATCGACTCCACATTAGCAGCCGCCCCGCAGTCTCCCGGCAGTGACCCTGCCACCGTACCGGGTAAATGGATTTCGGTAAGCGAGCGGATGCCGGAAAATGATGGGGCATATCTTTGCTGGGATAATCGTTACGTAACTACCTACGCATTCATATTTGGTGCTTGGCAGGCAAACCAATTCATTGCCAAGAATATAACCCACTGGATGCCGCTGCCGGCTGGGCCGCAGGAGGTGAGGTGATGCCGAGGGCTAGTACGGTAGGCGAAATCGTCAGGTCTGACATGGTGCAGTCTGGGGCGCTCAGAAAGCGATACTGGCAATCATCATCTCTTCCGTTTCGTGAAAAGCGTAAGCACAGGCCACAACCTTGCCATTTCAGAAGAGATAGGGTGCTTCAAAAAATCATGCGCAGGGAGATGGAAGCCATGGTTAATCGCCTTAGTAAAATCGATGCTTCAAAGATTCTTGAGGAAGTTGGCGATGCCTAAATCCCCCGCAGAACGCAAAGCCTCCAGTTGAAATCAAACCCCTCTCCTGAGGGGTTTTATCGTATATGCTCATTTTGCTTTTATCCCCGGGAAGGGCGATAATTACTTAGTCAGTCTGGACAACTGACAACTTTACCCCGGCGCCAAGTGGGGACACATGGCGCACAAAACCTTACAGCAATCCCTGTCACCGATGGCGAAAGCCTCCGGCGATTTTCTGCATTCAGCGTTTAGCCTCTGCGGAGGTGAAGCGTGAACATCCCTCAATGCGGCATCAAGCTGCACAACGGCAACTTCAGCGCTATAGGCAAGATTCTTCAGGAGCAGCTCTCTGACGGGAAATGTCTTCGCCTGCAGGTCAAAGAGTGGCGTGAAAAACGCAGCCTGAGCCAGAACGCACTCAGTCACATGTGGTACGCGGAAATCAGCGAATACCTGATTAACTCAGGACGTACCGACGCAACTCCCGAGTGGGTTAAGCGGAACCTAAAAAAGACCTATCTCGGCTGCGAAGAGGTGACATACACCGACTTCATCACCGGTGAGAAAACCACAACCTGGGAACCCCGGCATACCTCCGATCTTGATACCGGCGAAATGCACATCTTCCTGACCAAAGTAGAGGCCTGGTGCGCTCAGTTTGGTCTGGCTCTCACCATTCCACACGGTTGCGAATATCAGCAACTGCAGCAAAAGCAGGAGGCCTGATGAGCAGCCTTCTCGCCAAAGTAATTGAGCGCGGCATCTTCCGCGTGCCTGCGCGCCGCAAGCGCAAGGTCGAAGATAAGCCTTCCGACATCCCGACCCTGAAAGACTATACCGCCCGCCTGGTCGATAAGAAGTGGCTACGCCTGAGAGCACGGAGGCCACATGCGTAAACCAGCACGTCGTAAATGCGCCCACTGCCGCGAATGGTTCCATCCTGCCCGGGAAGGGCAGGTGGTATGCAGTTTTGAATGCGCTAGCGCGATCGGCAAAAAACAGACAGCAAAAGCCCGGGAAGCGGCGAAGGCCAGAGCGGTTAAGCGCCAGCGCGAATCCGAGAAAGAGGGGCGCCAGCGCCGTAAAGCAAGATTGGCTGAGCTCAGACCTAACGGTTACTACAAAGCCCAGGCTCAGAAGGCATTCAACGCCTACATCCGCGCTCGTGATGCTGCTTTGCCATGCATCAGTTGCGGCGAGACCAACCCGCCTGATCTGCATGGCGGCCAGTGGGACTGCGGCCACTTCAAAACGGTCGGCGCTTACCCTGAGTTGCGTTTTGAAGAGCGCAACGCTCATAAGCAGTGCAAATCGTGCAATGCCGGGGCCGGTAAGTACACCGCCAAAGAGTTGACGGTTGCTCAGCAATACGAAGCTGGCCTGGTCGCTCGTTACGGACAGGAGTATGTCGACTGGCTTAACGGACCCCACGAAATGACCAACTACCGCCGGGAAGACTTTATTCGTATCCGCGATGAGTACCGCGCCAAGCTCAAAGCACTGAAACAGCGGGAGGCCGCATGAACCACGACATTATCGAACGCATCCGAGACCGCTGGAAAAAGCTCCGCCTCTTGCGTAGCCGCGGAACCGTGCTGGTTGACTATTTAATTTTGCGCAATTTCATCGCAAGTCTCTCAAGGGGGAGTTATGAGTAAATCAGAAAAATCAATAACCCAAGAGCTGTTAAGGACTCTCCTTGAATACGACCCGCAGACCGGCATTTTTAGATGGAAAATAAAGGCCTCATCTAGTGCGCACCCTGGCGATATTGCAGGATGCATTGATGGTCAGGGATACAGAGTTATTCGTATCTATGGAAAGAACAGAAAGGCCCACAGGCTTGCCTGGCTATATGTGTACGGGGATGAGCCTGAGGTTATAGATCACATTGACAGGAATCGTTCGAATAA